ATGCGTTCCTGCGCGATCGAACCGCTCGGCGGTACACGTTCGAACTGCGCGAACGCGTTCAACCGTGCAAGCGTGTGCGGCATGAAATTCACGGTCTCTACGATACGCGCGATCCGCAGACACGTCGGTGGCATCGTTTCGTAAGTCGAAACGAGGATTCGATACGCCGATTCGCGCAAGAGATTCGGGAACGATCGCACGCTGAACGCCGCGCGAATCACGTCCATCGGCGAAGAGTATGGATCGACACGATGCCCTTCGAGTCGCAAACACTCGCGCGCTAATTGCAGCAAACCGAGGTTGCGGTACTTCGCTGCGGCATCGACGATCCGCGATGCGAATTTCTTCTCGACGCTCTTCGCAACCGAACCGCCGGCGCGGAGCATGACCGCGGCGGTCAGCACCTCAGTCGTGTCCACGCTGGCATCGAATGCGTGCACGACACGACTGCTCGGCCGACTCGCGCGAATCGCAGCGAGCTGGCACTTCTTCGTGGACCAGTTCTCTCGAATCGCACGCTCCGCGAGATGCGGATACTTTCCGAGAATGCGTTTCACAATTTCAACCCTCCGAGCAGCTTTCGCGGCCACAACTGACGTGCCAATGTCCGCGGGGACATCGACGATCGAAATCTCGCGCAGCACGGCGAGATCGACTACGTAGAGCGGACCCGTAAACGAACGACCGTTCACTTCGACTTCCGCGCCGTCAGGAATCTCGCGATACTCGACGACCTCGAGACCGATCGACGCTTTCCACGGAAAACCGTTCTCGATCGACGAGAGAAAGTCGCGCGAGTACTCGGTGTCGCGCGAGACCACAGCGTCCGCAACGATCTCGTTGCCCTCGATCGCGATATTCGTTGTGTGTCCGATACCAGCGTACTCGTCGTGCGCGTAACGGATCGGTAACGAACTCGTAGGAATCTCGAGGCCACTAAGATCAACCACGACCGGCAGCGGCCAACCTTCAACGGTCATCGTACCACCGGTGTAAGCGACGATCTGGATTTTCTTGAGTTCTGACGCAGCGTCGTCAGTCGGCTGCGCTTCCTCGGTCGCCGGCTGCGACTCTTCGTCTTGCGCAACGATTTCGTTTTCGTTTTCGTCCTCTTCGTCTTCGAGCTCGTCTTCAGGACCCTGTGCGCGAATCCTCGCCTTCGCTCGAATCCGAAGAAACTTTTTCGTCGTCTTCGGCATCGCTATTACCTCCTTTCTCGAAAAGGAAATCGAGACCGAGTTCGTTCGCGAGCGCGTACTCTTTCGCTCGCTGACGAAGCTCGGTCATCCAATCACGACCCTGCTTCGCGTACTCGTATGCGAACGTTGTCAGGCCGCTCTTAAGACGCAAGCGTTGTGCTTTCGCTTCTTTCTCCGGATCGACGCCCTCGAGCGCAGGCCAGTACCACTCGTGATCCGGTAACTCGCGACCCAAGCCGACTAGCGATGACGCTTCGCTGTCAGCGATGCGCCACTCGCGATAAAACGCTCGCAACATCGGTTCGAGTACGATTGCTTCGATCCTCGCACGCTCGACTTCGAGTGCACGATACCAGTTGCGAAGATCGAGTCGGCCACTCGAAAAGTTCGCACGCGAAGAGTCGTTGAGCGCAACTACGACGGGAACGTTGAGGCACCTTGCGATCTCGCTCATGAGATGGTACACGAAGTCGCCGTAGGTTGTCGTTGGATGCTGCGCGGTCATCTGCGACAGACGCCACCCCGGTGGCAACACGGTAGCACTACGCGGCCGCAGATCAACGAATTGCCAGACGAGCTCGCGCGCGAATCGTTCCGCATCGCGCGGAATGTACGCGGCCGAGTCGGTCTGCAAGACGGCCGCGAGATTCGCTGCAGTCTCGGCCGCGGCTGCAGTTGCGAGCGTGAATCGACGTAAGATCGAGAACAGCGGCAACGCCGGCGTAATCTCGGGAACGCCACGCCACTGGCCCGGTCGCTCGCGATGGAAGTAGTGGATGACGGAGTCCGCCGGTATCGTCTCGTACGAGTAGTCGATGTCTGCAACTGCGATGTCACCGGGATGTCGCCGCAACACGTGATACGCCGCTGGCACCCCGTAGTCATCGAAGACAATGCCCTCGACCGGTTGCATGAGCGCCGAGATCGGACCTTCGCTAATTTGCTCCGGCTCGACGAGTCGAACCGCGAGTTTCACTTTCGTTCGCTGCCGCGGATAGTCGCAGAGGATCGCGAAGGCCTCGCCATCGACGACAACGCAACGTCGCATCGTGCGCAGAATCTCGGGCAGATCGACTGTGGCGCACCACTCAGACCACGCTCGCTCGAAACGAAGATTCAGCTCTTCGTTCGCAGTGCGAACCTGCAGGACCGGCCCAGTACCGACCGTATAGTTCGCGATCGTTGAGACAATGCCGTTCGCGTAACTGTTGTTCGCGACCTCGTAACGCGATCGATTCCGCAGTGTGCGACGCACACTCGGCGTCAGTGCAGCCGACGGCGATAGCGAATCCGCTTGCGACCAGTGCTGTGCGTTGTCTGGAGTCGTAGCCGCGGCATCGTAACGCGCACGAAACGAAACGTCCGCTCGCGCTGACGACGAGTTGCCACTCGTACTGAAGACTCGACGCAGCCAGCCGATCATCCTAACGCTCCCGGCGCGTTCATCTTCACGACCACCGCTTTCGGCTCCGATGCCTGATGCACGAACTCGAGTAGCTCGCTCACGTCGCGATACTGAACTGTCATGCCGTCGACAGTCACCGTCTTCGGCTGCCGCGCTTGCTCGACTAACGACTCGATGATCTGCTGCCGCTGCGTCTCGTCGATCATGACATCGCCCTCGCACGATAACGAAGTAGTCCTTCGAGTAACCAGTTCGAACTCGAATCCGAAGTCGAAGACGAACTCGACTCGAGCGAATCGAAAATCTCGCGCGCAACGAGTGCGCCTACGAGGCAGTCGAAGTAGTGGTTCTCGCGCGCGGGTAAGAGCGACCACTCCACGCACTGCCGCCAGATCGACTGCGTAGCCACGCCGGTCTCCGACGTAAGATGCTCGATCACAACCGGTGCATCGACGGTACGCGCGATCTCGACCGAAGACGACGCGAAAAGATTCGCAACACTCGTCTTCGCACGGTTCGTATCGATCAGGACGCTTGTCGTAGCGCGGTCCGGATCGCGTGTCATGCGCCACGCGCTGCCAGTCGCGTCGCCCGGCTTCGTGAGTTCAACGACTGACGACTTCGACCGCGCACCGACGTAACGACCGTAAGCCGGATAGACGCGATCGTGAACTGCGGTCACTGCCGACACGATGTCACTGCGATAACCGGCATCTACAAGCACGAAGCTATTCGGATAACGAGCGCGAAGCTGCGCGAGTAAGTCGTGCAAACCTCGCTCGATCGACTGCGGCGCCGCGATGCGATAGAAACCTTCAAGCGACAGCGCCGGCCGCGTTGCCGAGTAGTAATTCGCATGCTGCTCGGGCCACGTCGAAAACGCTACACGCACGCGATCGTTTTCGCGCGCAACGACCGCGTAGTAGAGAATCCGCTCCTGCACGTCGACGTAAATCCCGACTCGCTCCGACGGCGCAATCGAAAAGTCGCCGAACGCGGATGCAACCGACTCTGGCGCGATCGCGATCGAATCGTCCGCAACAACGTTCGCTGCAGGTTCGTTCTGGTACTCCGAGTAAAACGCGTTACGATCCTGGAAGTAAAGATGCATCGCATGCTGTACTGCGGAGACCTCGATGCGCGGATCGTAGCACGCTTCCCAGAATGGCACCGCACCGGCATCGAGCTGCGCACGATGCGCGAGGTAGTAGTCGTTGATCCGTTGGTAGTCGCGCACGCGGATCGCATCGCGATACACGCGCTCGTACTCCGACCACGCCGCCATATCGGTCGGCATCGAACGAAGTAGACCGATACGTTCGCCGCTCCACTCGGGCAGCGACAGCAGCTGGTCGCTAAGGTCGCCGCGGCGAATAACCGTGCACGTGCACAAGACCGCGGCCTTGTGATCGTGGGCCATCGTACCGAGAATGTCGGACTGAATCAGCGCACGTCGATACTCGCACTGCCGTGGCGACATCGCACTGTCACGCGTTTGCGGATCGTCAATCAGGATAAGTTGCGGTCGCACGAGTCGGCCGTCGGGCAACGCGTGCTGCAG